GGAGAAACAGGGTATCAAAACATTTAAGATGAAAGAAAGGATAGACTGTATCAACCGAGATAGAAATGCCTGCCTGAATATGATGAAACTAGTATTAAAATATCTTGAAACAGGAGAATGGTTAAAACCTTACGTAAATACCAAGAGATATCAATCCCTAAGTGGTAGTCTAACTACCAGCCGGCATATGTCGGTGCGTCAAGTGATATCATGCCTCTAGGGGTACGTTCAAAGATTTTCTTTAAAATTGTTAAAAAAAATAAGACAAGTTTAAAGAAAGTCGGCGATCTTGAAAATGATGAAATTATTTTATTATTTTAATAATACAATAAAAATGGAATTTTTAAACTCAACTAAAGCGGATGCTATATTTGATGAGGTTGATGGAAATGAAAATGGTGTCGTTCAGGAGGATGTTCATATCTGGTTAAGACAAAGGACAGGAAGAAAATATATTACAGAGGTGGAAGGATTAGCCCCAGATTTGGATTTAAAGAAAATTATGAAATATTGGAGACATGAATTTTCTACCTCGGTGGCAAAAACTAAAAATAAAGATGGGAAGAAAATTATCCGATTACAGGGAGATAAGAGAGATTTAATTTTCAACTTTCTAATTAATGAGAATATAATAGATAAAAATAAGATTAAGATTCATGGATTTTAAACAATAATATGATTTCAACATCATATTATTTTATTGAGATAGATAAGAAAGAGGAACATATCCTTTCTGACCATTAGATTTCTTAACTAAAGCCCACCCCCTTTCATTTGTAATGTGTAATACAAGTTCTCCATTGGTTAAATTGACTTCATTAGAATTTCTGGCATTCCAACTGGCTATAGCTCTTGCTGGAATATTTTCTGTAGGAACACTACTAGTTGCCAACGGTTCAATCTTTACAACCCTTTCTCCGGGAATTAAAGTCTGTTGAATCCTTCGAGCCAATTTGGGAGACACATTTCTGGTTACCTGTACTTTTGTAGGATTTTCTACAACCAATCGATTAGGTTCTCTTCTAATTCTTTCCCCTTCTACTAAAACTTCTCTACTTCTAACATCGGGAGACTGAGGTATAGGAATCGGTTTAGTTGGAAGAGGTTTTACCGGTTTTCTAACTACTGTGGTCATAGTTGGTTCTTTAGGAACAGGTTTCAAGGGTTGATCTGATCTAACTTTTTCACTTTTTCTCGAAAATCTAATTAAATCATACTCATAATTTTTACATATGTTATTGGTTTTGGCAACAATAGAATTTGTAGTAACTTCAATAGCATCCAGTTCTCTTATGGTTCGTGCCTTTCTAATTCTCACCAATTCTCTTTCAAACAGACCATATCTTTTTCTGATATCTTTATTGAATTTTTCTAATTTATTGTAAATTCTTAACCATTCCTCATTATCAACATCTTCTGATTGTAATCTTCTGGTTAATCCATTATAAATAGCATTCTCCATCTCTCTACATTTAGGAAGTTCAGCTTGAATATTACTAATTAAATTTACCTTTTTCAAATAAAAATTAATAATATCTTTACATATAGATTGTTTGGTCTGATTTAATTGTTCTGTATTTTCAGGAATTATACCTAACCTATATCTTATACCTTGTAATGTTTCAATAGGTAACAGTCCCGATAATTCATCTACTTTTTGCCAACCTAATTGCTGACACAATTGTACCCTATCAGTATAATTACGTTGAGTAATCAATCCTATTAATCTATTAGCTTCATTTTCTATTCGAGTCATACTCGCATCGATGTCATTATGAAGACTATTTATAGTAGATGTTCTTTTTCTTAATTGATCTTCAAAACTAGATTCAGAATTTCCCATATTTTATTTTAATTTATTTTATTTCTGTAATAAAAAGTATTTTGAAGATTATATTAAATTAGAATGAGAAACGTACCTTGTATTATTAAAAAAACAGGAGATTCTTATCTACTAGAACCTATATCTTGTGATACATGTTCAGGTAAAACATTTAAATATAGTTTGGGTAGTGCTATTTTGACATTAGCTATCGGAGCTCTTAGTTTTCTAGTAGCATTTGGGTGGAATAGTTTTTTTCAAACCTGGTTCGAAGAGAAAGCTAAAAATGAAAGACAGCTATTAGCTTCTAAATTAAATTATGGGTTTTTAGTAACAGCTTTTGCTTTCCTTATTATTATTGCTTTATTATATTATGTGGATGGACATAAATGTTAAATATAAAAATAAGTCAATTTAAAATGAGTAAACGTAATTTGGTTATAGCTATTTTAACAGACCCTATACCCTTGAAACCGTTAAAAAAGAGATATTTACCCAAGGTATGTCATAAAGTTGGAGAATTAACTATGTTAGAAAGAGTTATTAATACTGTTTTAAAATTAGAACCCTATAGAATTATATTAATAGTTAATCAGTATAATATAAAATATATAAATCGTATAATAAAAGATAAACCTTATCAGATTATTATATCACTTCATATGGACAATCAATTCAGAGGAGTAAGTGTATCTAAAAGATGTTATCAGAATAAGAATTTATTAGTAGTTCCAGGAACTTCACCCTTAATCACTTCTAAAACCTTATTTAAGATGATAGACTCTCCTAAACCTTTAACTAGATTAACAAATAATCTCTGGTATATTCATAAAAAATATTTAGAGTATATAGATAGATTCGATGATTTACACAAGAATAAAATCGGTAGCTTTGAAGTTTCTGAACAAGAAATTATGGAAGTAAATACATATCAGGATCTAACAGATGTTAATGAGATAGTTTCTAAAAGAAATAAACCCAAGTCTTTATTAAAACTATTTAGTTCCTCCAAAAATGATAAATTAAATGATTAAAACTTATTAAGTAATAATCATGTTTAAAGTTATTAAAAACGGATACAATATTGACATTAACCCTAACTCTAGAGGTTTAATCACAACCTTATCTAGAGATGATAGTGAACAAAAATATAATTTTGGTCTTATTAAACCCGGTCAGGTGTTGATATTACTAGATAATGAATGGAAACCAATGGATACATCCACCTTAACATCTGGAAAAATCTATCGGGATAAATTGGATAAGGCTTCCACAGATTTAGGAACTATTCTAACCAGATACCCTATTGGTGATAAAATTCTTATTTTTGATTTCAAACAAAAAGAATTTATGGATGCAGTTATTTACGATCTCATTGAATTAGGTGAGTTAGAATGGCTTCCTGATGTTCATAAGGTAGAATTATTAAATAAAAAGTTTAAAATTACATATGATGATGGGAGAGAAGAAATAAGAGAATATCAGACAGATTATCCTCCTCCCCAGGAATATGAAGAAGATACTGAGGATGATGTGAGTACGGAAGAATATGTTGATGAGAACGAAGAAGAGGAGGAACTTGACGCAGAAGATCTTATTGAGGTTACACCTGAATTATTAGGTAATAATTTACAAGTACCTTCACCTAAGGGTGTTAGTCCTAAAATGCCTTTAGCCACATCACCTAGAGAATCTACAAATAATTGGGATAATTACTTTGATGAGGAGGAATCATCTGAAGATACTCTTGATTTGAATAGTTTACCTACCATCCCATCACTGGAATAAACAAATAATTTTTGTTGTAAAAACAAAAATTAACAACATTTGCACCATTTAATTCTTTTTTGCCGATTATCGTTCTCTTTAATTCGTTTCTGTTGTTCTAAATATATGCTTCTGAGTTGTTTTTCTAATATATTGCTGCTAGAATCTGTTCTCATAGTTTTGAGACTTTCATAACTCTCATAACTTTCATCATTATCCATATTATAAAATAAAGGATTATTTATTTTTAGATTAATTTATTCAACAAAATTAAGAGCTTTAGCAATAATAGGAAATTCTTTACTAAAAATATCTTTAATTTTATTGGCAATATCCATATGTTCCTTTTGTGTTCCATTCCCACATCTTAATTGCAAATAATGAATCCAACTTCTAATAGTACCATTCATACATACTATAGTTGATGTATTTCCTTCAGGTAAAATAACTCTAGCACATTCTTTAGCTATACCCTGTTCTAATGCCCATTCATAATTTTCTTTCACCATTTCATTAATTTTTTCCTGTTTTGTTGTCCATTCTTCTTTAATTTCATTAGAAATGTCGTCAATTGAATTTTGTCTATTTTGCAGATCCTGTCTTCTAGCTTCTGATGTGAAAAATTGAGTCTGATTCACCCTTGCATATCTTTGAGAATATTCCTGGTAATGGAAACTTGCGTGTCGCAAAATCTGACGAGAAATTGCTCTACTACACTCAATTTCAACACACATATTTGCCATAGTAAAAGGAGACCAATGTTTTTCTTTAATTAGATAATTGATTAATTTCGTATTTTCTGATTTTCTATGTTTGGAACTTACTCTAGCCATAAATAAAATTTGTTTTTCAGCATCTGCAGTGGACCACAATAATTTGACCGACATTTCATTTTAATCTATATCTAAATACATCATCATTTTTAAAAATATATTATACAATAAATATACATGTATATTTATTGTCAAAAAGGGATTAAATGTCCCACCGATTTAAACTTTTTGGGTAAGAAAAGATATGTTCAGAGAGCAGGTATAGTTCCATTTATGATTGATGATACAGGAGAAACATTTATGTTATTGGGGATCGCTAAAGATGATAAAGTGTTTGCTGATTTGGGAGGAACCACAGAGAAAGGAGAAACAGTTTTAGACACAGCTATTAGAGAATATCTGGAAGAATCAAGATCTGTTATATCTGCTGATTTAAATCGTACGAGTAAAATATTTATTACACGCGTATATGGAAATAAGAAACAGGCGATTATGTTTGTTCAGGTGGAACCCATTCAATATAATATAGATATTGATGATTATTTTCAGGCAACTATTCCTAGAAATAAATACGAAGATGAGATGACTGAATTAAAATGGATCAGATATAAAGACTTTTTAACTCTACCTGATAGTATGTTATCAAAATCTATGATAATGGTAAGAAAATTAATGTTAAATGTTTGAAAATTGAAACTATAATGAGAATTTTCAGTAATAAAAATGGAGAATAATTATAATCTAGCTAAATCTTGGTTAGAGAGGAGATGTCATAGAACCATCAATTCTAAGCATCAAGATTTTCCAGTTTTATCTAAATTTTTAAAGAGACATCCCAATTATAAAGATTGGAAATATCAGAAACCTATATGTTTTAAAATAACTAGAAACACTCAGAAATCTCTACAGGTATTTGTTAAATTTGAAGGAACAAAAACATTTAGAATTGTAAGTTGGGTAGCCTGTGCAAAAGGTGGGGAAAGGAAAAGAATTTCAGACTCAAATAAATTAAACCAGGCTATGAGGCATGCAATTCGAAGTCAGATTAAAAAATATAAAAGAGAACATCCTTATAGACTATGTTATTTATGTGGTTCAAGTTCAAGAATAGAGGTAGATCATCATCCCAAACATTTTTGTGATTTAAGAGATGATTTTATTCAGATGAAAGAGAAAAGAGGAGATGCACCCCCACTAGATTTTGGATATCATCCTAAGAAAGGTAGATTTATCTTTAAAAATGGTAATAAATCTAACAATTATTATGACCAGAGATGGAAAATATCTTGGCAAAGATATCATAATAAATATGCATCCTATAGATATTTATGTTCAACCTGTAATAAAAAGAATAATTAATTTTTATATATAATCATATAAAAATTAATAAAAATACAATTTAAAATGTTAGCTTATGTGGTTAATAATATATTTGGTTGGCAATTTTGGTTAGGAGTATTATTATCTATATTAGTTTTTTTGTGGTTATTTTATGGAGGTAAAAATTATGAATTTGTAGGTTTAAAACCATTATCTATAGGGGTAGATTCCAATAAATATGTGGATGTATCAACCTATCATAAATCAGATAAGAGTAATAGACATGCTAAGAAACAATATACTGCAGAACCTGTAGATAATACAGTTCGTAAAAAGAAACATAAGAAAAGAGTAAAATTCAGAAATAATATTGAATCACACAATACGGGTCATACTTTTAGATTATCTTCAGAACAATTTGATATAGAAGAACCATCTACAAGAGAATATGTTTGTTCCATTGACTCTTATGATGAGGAGGAAATAACTTGTAAAGAAGTAAAGAGTCCTAGAACTTTAGCTTTGGGGGAACATAAAATGTGGACCAATAAAAGAAGATCTAGAGGAGAAGAATTATGCAAAAAAGCTATTGAAGATATTTATGGAAAACCATTTTATACAGTTAGACCCGCATTTTTGAAAAATCCTGAAACAGGTAGAAATCTAGAGATAGATATTTATAATGATGAGATTCGTTTGGGGGTTGAATATAATGGAATATCACATTATGTATTTCCTAATCCTTACCATAAAACTTATAATGATTTTATAAACCAAATAAGAAGAGATCAATATAAATTAGAAACCTGTGACAGAAATGGGGTTTATCTTATATCTGTTCCTTATACAGTTCCTTTGAATTATAAAGCTATTAAAAAATATATAGAAGAACGTCTTCCCGAAAAGTATTGTATGGTTGAAAATAGTTAAATGTTTATACCAGAAGTATTATTCCAAAATTTTTTTGACCAATGTTCTTTATTATATTCTAATGGTGGGCATATATAAAATGATTTTTTTCCTCTTGTATTTTCTGTTTTAAGAATACCTTGTTCAATTAATTTATTTTCAGGAATTATACAAAAATGTCCCTTATATTTATTAGGTTGAGATCTGGTTCCACCTGTTTCTATAATAACAAAATCTATTTCACCTTTTTCATAATTTCTTGTAATATTTTTATTATTAAGTCTACCGGCTGATTTACAAAAAGTCACGTTAAATGTTTTTTGGTTTTTTTGACTAAAAGAAACAAATTTTGCTTGAAATTTATAACCATTTATAGTTCCGTCTATACAATTACCATTTGTGTCATTACGTTCATATTTTATTCCTCTATCAATACAAAATTTTTCAAACCTATTTAACATAGAAATTTCTTTAAATATAGATGATGATATTTTATTTCTTGAGCAAGACATAGGTATCTTTTTAATTAAATCTTCCAAAAAACACTCGACAGATTTATACATAATATTTTGATATTTAGATTTTTTATAATCATAAACTAAAGATAATCTCTTCACTTTAATATTTCCAGCAAATTCTAATGCGAATCTATTTCTTTGTTTATTTACCATAACTATTAACATATTGTCAGGGTATTTAAAGTTATTTGTCATATAATATATATCATTTCTATTATATGTTAATGTTTTAACCTGGATATAATTTATATTATTTTTATAATCGGTAATACAAATATCGCCATTACCTCCTATATTTCCTACTATTTTAATATTTTTAAATTTATTACTATTAATTAATAATTCTTTTATATATTTTTCTGTCATATCTCCAATTAAAGTTGTGTTTATAACAGATTTAATAGAATTTCTTTTCTCATATAATTCTTTTTTATCATGTACTCTATTGTGATCATAACTACATTGTCTACATCCAGAACTAGATTTGTTTAATGTTTTATAAGTTTTATTATTTGGACTAGCCAAATATGATTTATGATTTTTATTTTTTAAACATTTCCAATAAACCTTTTTATGAGAAGAATAAGTGATTGTTTTAATCTCTATTCCTAATTTTTTATTTTTATCTAGGTCCCATTCAGGGATAAGATCTGGTCTTCTACATATTAATAAATTATAATTCATTTATATTCTAATTTATAATAAAATTTAAACAAAGATATAATCATTTTTCCTTCAGCATTCCATAAAACCTATGAAGATTTTATAAATCAGGTCAGAAGAGATAATTATAAAGTTGATGCTTGTGACCAGAATGGAATATATCTAATTACAGTTCCATATAATGTAGGTTTGGATTATGATAAAATAAGAGCTTATATTGAGTATTATCTTCCTGAAAATGTAATGAAAAGACAACAAGAATGATTAATTTAAATCAGAATGAAACTTCTGTTTAGCATCCAGTTTAATCTTTTTACGATCTGTCGATGTGGTGATTATTTTAGGATAAAATCCAAAGAATCCCTTATTTTTAATATGAGTTTCTATTTCAACAATTTTATATTCTATACCTCTAATTATATGTTTCACCCTATCTATACATTTCTGATAATCATCAGATACATTTTTCTGTTCATCCATTAAATATGTATGAACAAGATTATTTAGACCTTGAATGCTTTCATATAGCAGAGCCCGTAATTTATCACAATCTGATATACCAAAACCATCCAAGTTACACATGCGATAATATTTATCGCAACTGTCCAATAATCTTTTTACGTGAATCACACCCTTTTCTCCCTTTTCGCCATTCCAACGTCTTCTTAATGTTACAAACCATTGATCGGTATATGTTAAACTTCTATTAGAATAACAAGGTTTTGCACCTTTAGGTATTTTACTAATAAATTCCAAGTTTAATAATATATTTTCAAAATCCATTGTTTAATATTCTATATAAAATTTGTTTTAAAAATGAATGTTTTAAAAACAAATATAATTAATCAATATAAGATGGAATTTACAGAATTAGATTTGTTTGTTAATAATTATGACCCTGAAGAGGAATATAGAAGAAGAAATGATGAAGAGAAGAAAGCTATAGCCTATGGACAACGAAAATTATTATTGACTCTAGTACAGTTTTTAACTCAATATTTAGATTTAGAAAAACATCCTAATCCCATCATTGTATATGCGGGTGCGGCTCCAGGAATTAATATTAGATTAGTGACTACCCTATTCCCAGAAGTTGAATGGCATCTTTATGATCCGGCCCGTTTTAAAATCAAACAGAACACATCTAAAAAGGTATTTGTCTATCAGGATTATTTTACAGATAAGACTGCAGAATATTGGAAATCTGAAAAGGATAATGGGAAATCTGTTTATTTTATTTCAGATATTAGAACAGCCAATTATATGAAAGCAAAAAACTTAGATCAGAATGAAGAACAGATTATAAAAGATATGGAGATGCAGATGAGATGGGTGGAGATTATACAACCTATACAATCTCAACTTAAATTTCGATTACCCTATACTGGAGGAAATCGACCTGAAAAGATGAGATATTTGGACGGTTTGCTTTTTAAACAACCCTATTCACCACAAACATCTACAGAAACTAGATTAGTTCCTCATTTAGGTGAATATAAAGAATGGGATTGTCGTAAATACCAATCTCAATTATTTTACCATAATGTAGTGATTAGAGAACACTATACTTATATTAACCCTTTTACATTAGACACACAGAGTATAGATGGTAAGGAATTACTCAATGATTATGATTCTAGATTAGAGACACAAATATGGATGGATTATCTGTCTTTTAAAAAAGCTGAACCTAATAAATCTAATATTGTATCTTTAACTAGATTCGCAACTGCCGATTTAAATAAAGGGAATAAATATCATGATACCTTATCTTATTTAAGAGAACATCCCAGAGCTATTAAAGAAAGAAATTTATATAAAACCCGTGACGATTTAAATAGTCGGAAATATAAAAATAATAAAAAACATATTCAAAAATATTCAAAGTGGCTAAAAGAACATATTTTAAATTAATATATTAAATACATGTTTAATATATTAAATGAGTAAATATTGGGAGAAGATGTTGATATTAAAAGAACCTATTTCCTCAAATAGTATGTTTATATCACAAGAGAGACCTGCATTTTTCGTTAATAACGATTTATATGATGTAATTAATTCTTTTGATCATAACATCGATAAAAAACGTATTAAAAAACTAAATAATATATATGAGTCGTTTTTTACAGTTTATAATGATCAGAAAATGCTTAATTTAACCAAGACTATTGAAAATATATTAGATTTAGACGGCTTGATTATTAATATTGAAAGAAAAGGAAAGATTATAGGTTGTGTAATGTCTGTGTTTACTCCTGTCAAGATAAATGATTTTAAGGAAGATTTGTTAATCAATGCGTCAGAAAGATTTAATAGTTTAATGGAAACAGAAACAGATCTAATGTTTGGATGTTGTTCTTATCTGGTATTAAAGAAGAAATACAGAAATAAGGGGTTAGGTATGGCATTGATACAAGAAAGTTTACAAGTTTTTTATGACAATGGTGGGTTAGGTGCATATTTTATTAACACTACTTCAAGATGTATTAATAGTATACCTGTTTGTACTTGGGAATTAAATTTGTCTAATATAAATATAATAAATTTAGGAGTAGATGTTATAAAAATAAATAAAAACAATGCCGAAATAGCAAGACTCTTTCATAAAGAATATATGAAAAATAAAGTTTTATTTTTTAATCCAAGTTCAGAATATTGGCAGAAATGGGTTAATGTATTCCCTACTTATATTGTTAAATCATCAGATAAAATAATAGGATTATTCTCTATCAAAACTTATAAGACTCAACCTTATCGTTCTAATACTATTTATAATAATTGTAGTACTTTAATATGTATAGGAGAACAACCTCTTATATTAAATTGTATGATACAAATATTTAAAGATCAATATGATATCTTATCCATAAAAGAAATAGGTGATGTTAAACAAAAAGATTTAATAAAAATAGGAGCTCAAAAGAAATTCAGAAATTTTATAAATTTCTTCAATATCACTAAAAAATATTATCTGAAGGATTTTTATTTACCTTTATTTTAAAGTTATGTTTTATATACTAAATGAAAGGTAAAAGTTTATATTGGGATAAAATGTTAATTATGAGAGGAGAAATCGGTTCTGAGAAAGAAAAGGATATAATTATTTCACAGGAAAGACCTAATTTTTTTGCTCATAATAAGAAATATCAATTATATTGTACTAGTGAAAAATCTTTTGATTTAAAAACTTTACAAGAAATAGGAGATTTTTATTCGCAAAACAATGAATTGTATACAGGTGCTGTTATAAAAATTAGTCCTAAAGATATTAAAAAATATCTAGATGTTGATTCTGAGATAGTCTATATTGAAAGAAATAGAAAGATATTAGGATGTATTGTTAATGTTCTATTTCCTACAAGAATTAATCTGGATATAACTATTCCAGATTTACTAGATAAATCTGAAAGATATCATCGTTTATTACCTGTAAAAAAAGATGATAAAGATATTATACTTCCATGTACTACTTTTCTAAATAACCATAAAAAATATAGAGGTAAAGGATTAGGAATGATGTTAATACAAAAATCCTTACAGATTAATTACGATATTGGTAACTTATCAGCATATTTTTTAAACAGTGTTCCTAGATGTGATAATGCGATTAAAATTAATATATGGACCTATCCATGTAATTTTTCTAGGTTGGAAAAGTTAGGTATTCCTTATAATAGAAGGTTTAAAAATAAATATGATAGAGACTTAGGGGCAGATCTAAAAATTATATTGGTCGATGAGAAGAATTCTCCAGAAGCTTTATTTTTATATAAAAGTCTTGTTAAAGACAAATCTATTTATTTTAATCCCGATATTAAATACTGGAATAAATTTATTAAGTCCTTTAGAACATATATCGTGTTATCTAATGGGAAAAATATAGGTATTTTTTCATCATATCATAACAATATATATGTGACCAGTAATAAATGTGAAATAACTTATGGAAATAGGTTAATATGTATTGGTAAACAACCAGAAACTTTAGAATGTATGTTACACCAATCCAGAAAGAATGGATATGATATAATACATTTACAAGAAGTTGGAGATTTAACATGTGATTTATTAAGAAAAAGTTATTGTACTAAAACAAATAATTCTGATTATCTTAACTTTTACAATTTTAGAATAGTCTTATCAGCATCAGATATTTATTTACCATTATTATGAATATAAGTATTTAATACTTATATTTAAATTTATAGTATTTATTCGTTAGATCTTTTATATATAAATACTCCTGTATTAGAAGGATAATTGACATCGGACATATCCTCATCAATAGGGGCCGAACTGGCTCCCATAATTACCTGATTGTAAATAGGTTCAGGTCTTCCTGTAAATATATCATAAATACCTTGCATAGTAAACCCTACAATACAATCTGTATTTTCCAAATGATATCTGACACAAAAGCTTAATTCTACAAATCCATTAGAATCTAATTCCAATTCATATGTAAACGCTCCTTCAGTTCTATATTTTGAGAAGAATTCAACCTTCTCATCAATCAGAGCTTTTCCTTCTTCAAAAGTAATTTCTTCTCTCTGTATTTTTTGACATACTTGATACATAAAAGTTACAAATGCTTGAAGAGCTGTACTTGTGGTATAAGGTTGTTTTTTATTACACTTACATTTATGTCTTTTACATTTTTTACATTTTTTACATTTTTTAGTTATTTTAGGTCTAATATGTAAAGCTAAATTAAATTGTGGGGATATAATAAACTCATCAATAAAATTAGTGTAATTGTCATCTTCAGCTCTTAAGAAATTGGCGTTATCAAAAGTTGTGGGGATATTAAATTCTGGGGTGAATTGAACATATCCGCTAGATTCTGCATCCATATATTTTGGGAAAAAGACCGTAATTCTTTTTACTATGATAAAAAGAGGAGCATTAGCTAACTTTAGAGCTTCCCTATATTCAAAATTAGGTGTTATTTTATATAATCTACCATCGATTTTAACACCAAGATTAAAACTACCTCCAAATAAAACAGGACTTATTTGTTCAATTATACTATCTGCCCAAAAGCGAGCATATTGGGTTCTAGTCGCAATAGTCTGATTACCTACTAATTCGTAGAATTTAGCAATAGCATTATGTAATTCTACAGTACCTTGAACAGTCAATCCGAGCTGCCCCTCAACACTAACATATGGTAATTTAAATTCAAACTGTATATTTAAGTCATCAGGTGGAGAATTAGGAACTCTGCCTCCAATTTTAAGAATAATATTATTCATTTTAATAATATTAATATTTTTTTAATTAATTATTTATTTACCACCTTGTTGAACATCAGCGCTAACGCTAGAACTAGCATTTCCGACACAATTAGAAGTACAATTAGGATTAGTTACAACTGTAGATACTCGTTTATCCTCGTCATCACATCCACCCGGGAAGTAAACTACCAGACCAGGTTCTCTTAAAATAACCAATTGAACTGCAGCACCATCATCAGGATTAGGCATGTTGTCATACATTTCTTTAACAGCCTTTGTTTCAAAAGATTGATAACCCATATATTTTTCTCCCCAGCTAATAACACAATCAGGATCTTCGGTAGGATCATAATCAATCGATGGTTCAAATTGTCTAATGCCAAGATCATATAATTTAGATTTACATTCTCCTGTTTCTTTATCAATATAAGCATATTGAAGATATATAGCTCCAACTCTAGATCCTTTAATAATATTGGTATTATTAGGATCAAATGGATCTTCAAGTTGAGTATTGGCAACCTCTACATTCCAACCTACTTTGGTATAAAAGTGAAGGATTTCTTTAAGTTTAGGATCTTCGGATAACCCAAAAATAGGATAATAAGGGACAAAAGTGATAGATCCTACAACTTCAATATCTCCAACCTGTTCATATTCACCAGGATAAATTTGGTTAAGTCTTTCCCTTCCATTCTTTAAACGTTGATTTAAAGAGGGTCTTTGTGGATCTCCACTATCGTAAATTTCTCTATTTAAGGTTTCACATAAACATTTAAATACATCAGCGTTTACCTTTTCAGGTTTCTTAGGGTATCTTGAATTAGGTCCCCAGTTACAATCTTGAGGAGGGTTAGGATCTACCTCATCGAAAACCAATTTAAAATCAGCACCTGAGTTTGCCAGCAAGTAATCTTGAAAACTCACCCCATCTATACTAAAGTCTTGGACATTAAGAGATTTGGTATCGACTTCGTGGGCAGTTACTTTACATGCTGAAAGTTTTTGTGTTTTGATCTTTTCAGCAGATATTCTTTTAGCTTTTATTTTATCTTCGCATTTGTGATGTTTGCGTCCCATTTATATTAAATTTATTTTTTTTTAAAACACATAAATCTTAATATTCTATTACTTTTTCTAAATTCTTTGGTATTATTAATAATATTGTCAAAAATTATATTATCTCCGTATTTTTGGGTTAAATAATCAAATAAATAGACTAAACCTCCTAATTTTTTTTCTCCATTAATTATATGACTAGATGATTTTGTGATACTGCTAGAAGAACCTATAAAATGTACTGGATTGTTTCCATTATAATATCTTAAGAATTCCCCACTATAACAACTATCTGATAATAGAATGAGTTTACATTTAATATTAATTTCAGATAATAATTGGTCAATGTGATAACTAAAAACTGTAGTGTTATCAGGATCTACCCAAGAACTGCATAACCCAACATTTTTAGGCAAATAAATGGATGACCTTAAACTTTTACCATGTCCTGAATAGTAAATTAATACAAGATCATTCTCTTTACATTTTTTTAAAAAATCTTTTATTATAGGAATAATCTTATTATCTATAGATATATAGATGTTTTTAGTTTTAAATCCTAATCTATCTATAAGTAATTTTTTAAATTCCACCACATCATCTCTGGCAGGAACCGATCTTATATCAGGATTAGTAATATATGTATTACCTATTAATAACCCTATTTTTCTCCCTGATTTACTAAACATTTTAGTAAAAAAGATAATATGAAACAAAACTCAAAAAATGAGAGTTAATGAAACACAAGAAAAACTATTATTTTATCAAACCGTAAATTGTATTTAAATTTCGTTGTGAAAAATACAAAAAGAATTTAATAGATCTTAAAGCATATTATCTATTCATCTTTCCAGATAAAAATACCTGTATTAGAAGGATAAACCACATCAGTCATGTCTTCGTCTATCGGAACAGCACTGGCTTTCATAATAATCTGATTGAATTCAGCTTCTTCTCTCTTTTGGAATATATCATAAGTTCCTTCCATAGTGAAACCTACAATACAATCATTATTAGCTAAATGATAGCGAGTACAAAAGGTTATAAATATAAACCCGTCCTCATCAATGCTAAAATTATAAATAAAACTTCCATTAGATCTATATTTTTCGAAATCTTGAATTTTAGATTGAATCATATTTTTCCCTTCTTCTACACTTGTTCTTTCTGTCTGAACAGCTAAACAAGTTTGGTAAATGAATCTTACTAAAGCTTTAAGAGCTGTGGGTGTAGTTACTTGAGTTTTATTCTTTTTATGTTTACAATGACATTTCTTACATTTTTTACTTATTTTAGGTCTAATATGTAAAGCTAATTCAAATTGTGGCGAATTAATAAATTCGTTAATACGATTAGTATAATTATCATCTTCTGCTCTGATAAAATTAGCATTATCAAAATCAGTAGGTATATTGAATTCTGGGGTAAATTGAACATATCCTCCAGACTCAGAGTCTACATATGTAGGAAGCATAATACCCGGTAAAACCGCACAATTAAGAAAATTACCTGTAAGTTGGTCAATTTGAGCTACTCTGATAGAAAAATTAGGTTTAATTGAACGTAGAGTCGAAGCAGCAATGGATTCTATTGTAAATTGACCTTTAAAAATAATAGGTTCTAAAGATACAGCCAATTCTGAAGTCCAATATCTAGTATAATTAAGTCTCTGATTTCTAGGTTGGTTTACAATTAATTCATATAATCCTGCTATACAATTATTTAATTCAACCTGACCTTGAACAGTTAGACATTTATCTCCATTATTAGGATTAATAATAATAGGAATTATACAACTAATTTGTATATTTAATACATCATTGGGTCTTCCTTCTCCAATACCTCCTAATTGCACAATTATAACATCTTTTTGAGCCATTTATAAAATGTATAAAATAAAAAATTTAGAAAAAAAATATTCTACATTTTATAAATGTGTAACAATTGCAACGAACGCAGATGTCATTGCAAATGGGAGAAATTCAAAAAGCTCGTCACAGGAAAGTTGAAGGCATGCAAAGCTTACATTAAGAAATTGGAAGTTGACGAATTACACGTAAAGAACTCAACTTTTGAAAAGGTAACTGCTGATGAAGGACACTTTGGATTGGTCACCTCTAGTCAAAATGTTATTATTACAGGAACTCAACCCACCGAGGCTGCTGAAGTTCAGTCACGTAATGTCGGATTCTCTACCCCCGAATCTGGATGTTTGATCACTGATTTTGTTGACTGTAATCAAGATGCTCAAGTTAAAGGTAAATTATATGCTCAATCATTAGCTGTTGGCGGAGTCCCTTCAATAAATGCTAAGTTGGAAGAACTTGAAAAAAGGATTTGCTGCTTAGAAGCTTCTATCTATGATTGTGAAGATTGTGATAACTGTGAAGAATGCGAAGACTGTGATTCTTACATTTTATAAATAACATCAAGTATAATTATTTGATTTTAAATCAAATAACTTAAATGTTGGACGAATACCAAGACAAAAATTCTTCCAAAGAGAGTTGCCCATCTTTATTTTTATCTAATTGATTGAACAAATCAGTATTTCTAATCTCATCATATCTTTCAATCTTAGTTCTAAGATCATCATCTAAATCAGACATATCATTCACAGTCTGTATCATATTGTTATGAACCTCCTCTAAAACTTCTTTTGCATTTAATAAACTTGTAATCACCTCTTTAGCTTTATCGTATTGTTTTCTTACATTCTCCAATTCATGTTTAAATTCTTTACTGATCACTTCTAATTCCTGATTACGAATATTTAATTCGAGTAATTTTTCTTCATAATCATCCTTAATAGCTGTAATCTCTTCTAATTTATTTTGTATCTTTTCAATAACCTCATTTAATTCAGAGATTTTCTTCTCATAAGCATCTTTGATTCTCAATAATTCTTGAGCTCTTTCCTGTAATTCGTCATTATTTCTTTCTGATTTTTCCAAACTCTTTTTAAATTCTTTATTAGATGCTTTATATTCATCCACATAATCAGCCAACTGATCCACTTTAATTTCAGCCTCTTTTAATAGATACTTTAATTCTACATTATTTTGTTTGTAATTGTTGTTCTCATCCTTGAGTGATCCTACAGTCTCATTTAACATATCCAATCTCTCTTCAAATTCTTTCAAATTTCTCTTTAATTTAGTTACAGCCTTCTCCATATCTCTAATTATTTTTGTATTTTCAAAGAATATAAATCCGGCAGGTATAAGAGACAAACCTCCACATATGGGGATAACTATACTTCCTGATAAAGCCCCTGTTACAATAATCACTATAGCAGAAGCAGCACCTAATATTGATAAACCATACTTAACCGAACGAAATAATTTCGAGAAGAAATAATCCATTTCTATTATTGATTATTTATTTATTTAGTAATATTTTTTAAATGAATATTGAACAGGAATTAATATTATTAGGTAAAATCCTTAAGGATCTTGACGTAGATCGTAATATAATTATCATTAAATACATACTTCCATTATTATCTGATTTAAATGAAGATATTCCTCCTAATTTTTTCAAGTTTGAAAATATAAACAGGTATTTTGAGGGATGTTTAGGTGATATTATGAATTTATTATTACCCGAACATATTGCTTGTATTATAGAGATGAATAGATTAAATATTAATACGATTGATGAATATTTAGATGCGGATTGGAGTTATTTTAATTCTTTAGGTAAATGTCAGAATTGTGATAAATTAGAAATCCTTCTAAGATGTGATGGGTATCATCATGAGGACTGTTTAAATTCTGAAATTACCTCTTTGGAAGGGTGTGATAAACAATTCTGTCATGAATGTGTTGAAGTTAATTGTGAGGAGATGGAAGAAGACTGTTATTCTGTTCGATGTGGGGGATGTTCAGATTTATAAACAAATATATTTTCGATGAAACTATTTATTTCCGATTGTGCGATCGGTTTAAATTTCCTAATTATATATTTTATATCATGGATCTCAATAGGCACAAGATAGAATTGGTCTTCAATAATATATAGATTCAATCTTCTTAAACGAGTAGTAATATATGACATTTAGTTATATATTATATTTAAATGTTAGAATTTTCCAAAGCTCTCAATAAACCTGTAATGATGACATTATTATATGGATCTTCACTATACACCAATTCCATTTTAAGATCCCAAAGATCAATAAGATGACATAATTCACAGTGATGTTTTTTCTCAGATAAACTCAAATTTTCTAAATCATCTGATAAATTATCATAGGAAGGATTAGGTACAGTGGTCACATCTGCCATTACATCTAGGGCTTCTTTTCTATTATCTAATAAAGCATTTTCCATATCTATTAGAGCTGAGGAGGCATACCCGTGAATAAAATTTAATTCCTCATCTTTAGAATGATTCTGTTTAGTACATATTTTATAAGCTTCTCCAAATAGTTTAACAGCCCTTTCTGCATAAACATTTCCTTTATAATCATTAGGCATTAGAAAACCTTCTGTTAAGGCTTTAACTAAAAAGGGTTTTAATAAGTTTCCTATACCCGTTTCAGCAAGAACATTATATTTTAGACATTTTAAAAACATATTTGCGTCTATAGGACGATTTTGGTGAAGAGAATAGAGTTTGGCTGTTATCCAAACTCTTCGAAAAATAATAGCTAAGAAAGATAATATAAATGCATTCTGTTCTTTGGTAACCTCCTGTAAAGGTTTAATTCCTGTTTTCATCTCCATTTTTATAGTTATAAACATCTTTAAATATTTATTTCAAGTATAATTCTGTAGATGATGTGGCTGTACCTAAATAACGAAACCCATCGTCTAAAGTCAAATATCCTTCAGTATCCAAATAATAATCTTTTCCTGGTTTTAATTTAGAAAAAGCATCAGCATAACCCTGAAAAACAACCTTGACCTCAGAACATTCCTCAATATGATTTAGATTTTGACTACATTCTGTTTCAGAACATGAACAGAATTCCAAAGTACATGTTTCACATTCTCTCTTGTCTTTAACAACTTCTGTGATAACTCCAATTAGTTTAGGAAAAGATTGTTTAATTTTAATTAGACCTAAAGTTTCAAAATATGTATTTCCAACCTCCTCACACATAACTAATAGAGGATTAGTAAAACCTATAGCGATATAAATATTTCCAAATGGATCTACAGATAAACTAAATGTTTCTAATACATTAGTAATTTGAAAGCTCCATTGAAAACATCCATTAGAGGAGAGTTTAAACACAAAGTTATCAATTCCATTTTTAGCGATTAATAAATCTGTTCCTATTCTTGTAGGGTCCTCAAACTCACCTCCAATGTAAATATCATCACATTCATCTAATACTAAATTTATCCTCATATTTATATTTTCCTGATTATACACAAAAGAGAAAAACCAATCTGTAACCCAATTTTTATCTAGTTTAGTCACGAATAACTTAACCTTTTCGTCTTGATTTTTATAACATCTCTTTCCTAATTCATATTCCTTTTCAAATAAACCAGATAATATGAGATTATTACAATTATCAAAACTCAGAGCCAAACCTCTACCTCCTTCAAAATGTCTTTCTCTTACCCAAAAACCATGTTTATCTATCTCTGCCATTAGAAAACAACCTAAACCTTCTTCTCTACGATTACAATCTCCATATGTTTCAGAATCAGTATAATCTGAAGTTAAAGTATAATCACATGAATATGAACAAGTATCTGAAGAAGAATATCGATCATGACATTTTAAAATTTTATCATCTAATTGTATTTTACCAAGATAACCACCTGTAACAATACTTCTTCCTTTCTTTGTAGTTACAATATCTTCCAAAAAACTAATATTTCTAATATCATCTGGTATGGACAAATCTTTTGCCCAAACAAAATCTCCCTTTTTATCTAATTTAACTATATAGGCAGATTCAGCTAATTGTTTAGAATTTGAATTTAATAAATCTGGAAGAACTATTGTTGGTGTTAAATTTAATCTACCCTGATAAGAATTAATATAATATACATTATCTTTCCCATCCACGGATAATCGTACTAGTATCCCTAGTTTTTCTCCACCAAATGTTGTTAAATACTTTATATTTCCTCCTTTATCAAATTTACAAATAAAACCATTCTCATCTTCTGTGGAAATAAAATCTTTGATTAAAACATTGTATGTAAATTTACTTGAAACTGTACCTCCTATATAAATATTATCTTTTATTATTTTAATATCAAAATTAGAAGAAATATCTATAGGACCTTCATATTCTAATATTTTTCTTGCCCAAGTCCATTCTCCATTTTTATCTAATTGAGCTATAAAAATACCTGATTTAGAAGCTGTTTCAGTATTTAATAAAATATTATTCGAGAAAGCAGTGTCTTCAAATTGTCCTACTATATAGACATTACCATCTAGATCTGAAATAGAACACATCCCTATACTCTTTTTAGATGAATTAATTCTTTGTAAAAAGTCAAACTCTGGATATGTATGACTCTTTTTTACAGTATTTTCCGCATTTATTTGAACGATATCTCCTATTTTTCCAGATCCTTTTAAATTAAAAACTTTAGACATCTTTTAAAATATAATTTAAAATTAAATCATTAATTAAAAATAATTTTAAAAGATGTCTTCTAAATGTAGCACTAAATCTAATGTTTGTGGTCAAGGCGTTAATATTATACCCGGAGGTTGTGCAAGTCAGGAGGCCAGCTTCTTCCAATGTTTGACCAGTACTACAGATAAAGCTAAACAACCAACTTTTGCACTCGGAAAATTTACAGGTCTTACACCCACAAGTAGGGCATGTTGTGGATCTGGTGGGATAAGCGAACAACCGCCTCGAAATGTCTGTTGTAACAGTTCAACAGATTTTCCTTGGAAAAATACGATTAACGGATACGGTTACAATCAGCAACATGCATTTTGTTACTCACTTCCCGAAACTCCATGTCCAGGATTAGGATTTTCAGGATCTTTACCACCGGAAGGGTATGCAGTTTGTTATGGGGATTCTTTGAGTTCACGTTCTGATGTTAATAATTTTTCTAATATACTGACACCCACTATGTCTAAATCCTGTATTTATCCTATTACTGTTTTTGAAGGTACAAATCCTATATATGACCCTTCTAATAATAGTGGAACTGCGGCATTAGCTGTTCAAATGTATAGAGATACATTTGTTAAAGATTTAAATGACGGGTCAGAAAATTCAGAAACCTATGGAACTAAAATTATGCCTTATTTCTGTCAACAGGAGACAGTATTTCCTGATAAATGTCCAAATGATCTTATTACAGGCCAAAAAATGACCACTTGTAGTAATTTTGTTGTTGGTGACGGTGATTCAAGTAATCCTACTGGTGGTAATTTATGCAGGGAATGGTATAAAAATTCTTATAATAAAGATAAGTTTAGAACAGAGGTTACGGGGGCTATGCAAACATATTGTACCTCCACCCGAAATCAGGTTTGGATTGATGATTGTAGATGTTTAAATGCTGGAGGTAATCCAAATACAACCCCTCCAGAAGGAGATCCAGTATTTGTAGGATTAACTGTACAGAGTATTCCCGCATCATGTTGGTATATCCCCTGTATTCCATCCACAGATCTGGATAATAATCAATTAATAACTCCCTTGGCAGTTAATGCTCAAGAGCGTCCAGGAATTAATGGGTTTTGTCCTCAAAAGGTATGTCAACAGATTACTCTTAATTATGAAAAAAGTAATTTATCAGAAGATAATGTTAAACAGAGTATAAGCTGTTCAGAAACTAAAAAAGCAGCATCAAATGCAACTAACAATAGCACTGATATTAGAAATTTTGCAGAAAGAAATAAAGCTTGGATTATAGGTGTAGGTATTGGTGTTGCTGTTCTAATCATTATCATTATTGCTGTGGTACTTATCTCCAGATCAGGCAAGAAAACCCCTCCTCCAAACTTTCAGAATGAATTGAAATCCTTAGAAAGTTAATTTCCTTTAAACCCTTACTTCTTGTCAACTCAATAAATAAAGATAGACTAAATCTCAAAACGAATACTTAATGAAAAAGAAGAAATTTATGATTTTTTCTAAACCATAAATTACAATGAAAAAACGATCATCTCTAAACGCATTTTTCTCTAAAATAGGGTTTGTATATATCTATATACGTTTAATTTTGATAGATAATATGTTTTAAAAGAAGATCCTGTTTAATACATATAGTAGTATTAAAGCCAGTGAAATAGCTATAACTGTAACAACAATCTTAACCCAATCAATATTAATCCAAATAATCCCTAAAACCAATAGAGTAGCAATAATCTCAATAAATATAAATGTTACATTCTTTATTCTTTTATAATAAGCATTGGTCTCTAATTTATACTTGGCTAATTCACTTAATCCTGATGGAATCCGGGGAGGACCTCTAAATAAAGAAGGATATAATAAAGACATTTAGATATAAAATATTTTTTATTCTTCTTCTGAAGTAAATATACTTGAACTACTTAATGATATGTCTGATTCAAATTCATCATATATCAATTCATCTAATTCACCTCTATCTCTATATTTATAAAATTCCTCCTCTTCAAACCAATCTTCTGTTCTTATATTCTGAATAGGATCGTCATTATCGAATAATTGTATAAGATAAACTCTATAAGGTTCCCATTTCTTTTTTAGTTTCTTATATTTATCTATAATACAACCATCAAATCTTCTTTTAATTCTATACCATAGATATCCTTTTTGATAATAAAAAATATCAAACATATACATCATGGTATAAACAGAGGATGAGGATAAATCATTCGGATCAGATAGGAATAGGATATCATTCTTATAGAATACATCATATATTTTATTATAGATATTCAAAGACATTTATAATTATTTTAATTTATTAAACTATTTTAATAAAAATTAATTTATCTCTAATAAAGAATTTTTTAAGAATTATATTATGGGATCTAATGTTGCACGTGAAGCAGTTAATGATAGTGCAAGTATAATAAATAGTGCTATTAATTCAGCCACTCAGACAGCAAAAACATCTTTTAATGCGTCAGAAGAGATTAATGTAAAAAATTGTAAAAATGTTGATATAGAGAATGTAGATTTTAGTGAATATGTGACTATTAATGTTCAGGAACAATTAACAGCTTATCAGAAAAATACAGAAGAGACTCAAATTAAAACCCAAATAGAACAGACGGTCAAGCAGATTCTTGGATTTTTAGCTATTACTCCTGGTTCTAATGAAGCTAACATTATTACAGATTTAGTGACTAATATCACTAATTCAATGTCTAATACATTTACACAAACTTGTGCTGAATCATCTTCGGTTAGACAAGGAGTAGTGTGTAGTGATTCAGATAATGTTAAAATTAATGGAATTAAATTCAGTACTTATGAGAATAATGTTAATAACTGTATAGGTAATGATGTAGGAGTAAATACAGCTAAAAATGCTTTGATTCAAAATGTAACTCAGAATGTAGATCAGACCAAAGCAGGTCTTTTTAGTTTTTTTGGTTGGATTGCTGTAATTGTTATTGCTGTAGTTGTAGCAGTTTTACTTATAGCTATTTTTGGAATAGCCACAGCAGGATTGATTTTTGGAGATCCTATAGCTATTTTCGGATTTATTTTATTTGCATTTAGTATTGTTCTATTCTTGTTAGCATTTGGTTATTTCCCTCAATGGTGGCCTTATGAAACAGAAACAGTACTTGATTCTCAAGAAGAGAAGAAGAATAAAAAGAGGAAGAATCTGATTCTGCTTATAGTAAGCGGAAGTTTGGCTATTCTTACTTTGGCTGTGACTATTCTTATTTTCTTCAGAGGACTTCCTAAACAACCATCTAAATATTCAACACAAATAAAAAGTTTAGAACAAGCTGTTGAGAAAAGAAAATTAGAGGAGGCGGCAGGCTTATTACCTCCAACTGATGAAGCTCCAGGTTCACCATTTGAAGAAGCTGAAAAAGAAAGATTATCTATTCCTGATTATGAAGCTCCAGGATCACCAATTGAAGAAGCTGAAACAGGTGGAGTTTTAGAAAGGTTAGAATCTAAACTCAAACCTGAAATAGAAAAAGGTGAAGAATTCTTTACACCTAATGAAGAAGCCTTAGAAGGTGCAGTAGAATAAACGTAAGTTATATTATTATAATATAAATTACTATGGGAGATTCCAATCAATCTCTTTTTGACCTGATTCTCTTAATAAACGATTAATTTCATTGAAATGATTACATCCAAAGAACCCTCGATTTGCACTTAAACCACTCGGGTGAGCCGCCTCTAGAATGGTTGCTCTTTGTCCAATTATCTTTTTAAGTTTTTGTGCTTTTCTACCCCACAGAATAAAAATACATTTAGGATTTATATTTAAAACAGCCAGGATAACTTTTTTGATAAAAGACATCCAGACTTCTTTATGAGATCCTGCACAACCAGGTCGAACAGTTAAACATTGGTTAAGTAATAAGACTCCCTGTGTTGCCCATCCTGTCAAATCTCCATGATTAGGTTTTTTAAATCCAGGTACAGATTTAAGTAATTCCTTATATATATTCTGAAGACTACTAGGAATCTTTTTAGCCTCTCTTGGAATTGAAAAACTCATTCCTACAGCCTGAGGTTTAAAGATCCCATTGCAATCCACATGAGAATGATAAGGGTCTTGTCCCATAATCACAACTTTAACTTTATTTAAGGGAGTCACTTCAAGAGCTCTAAAGATATTTTTGCAATCCGGATAAAACCTACCATGTTCCTTTTTATCTTCTTCTAGTATATCTGAAATATCTTTTAATTCGTATTTTGCGCCTTCAAAAACCTTTTCCCAAGTGAGTGGAGCCCATTCATTTGCAATTCTTTCTATGGTCCAATCATTAGTAATCTGTTCTTTATTAGGATCTAATATTTTAAGTTTAAATCTGGCTGCCTGCATTTAGGTGTTTGTAAGCTTATTAATATGGATCATTTTTCTCTAAATTCTACACATTTGTATTTAGGTTTATCTATTCTCCATATTATTCTTCTTAATTTTTTATCAGGAACATATAATCCATAATTATATGATATGTATAATTCACAACGTTCAAATAATTCCAATAAAGAATATAGATAATGATCATATAAAAGATCTTTTACGATTCTGGTTGTTTCTTTTTCAAATTCCTGAATGGATTCTATTTTTTCTAATACTTCCATTTCAAGTTCCAATTGATCCCCAAATGGTGTTTCAAGAGTTCCTATAAAGGTTTTCATTTATGTATTAAAAATTTTACTTTTTTATTTTTGTAAAACCATTTAATACATTTATCATTATTATGAGATGTGTCATTTTGAGTAAAACATAAAGATGTAGAACAATCAATATTTTCAAAATTAGTTATAGGTATACATCCTTTTTTATTTGCTATAGAAAATATTTTAATCCCAAAATAATTCAACCATCCGGAAAACCAAATATCATCTACCCATTTACATTCATTAGGTGCAGATTCATAATCGAATACTTTACTCAGGTCTTTAAACATTTCTTTGGTGACCAGAAAACTGTTATGCCCCATTAATAAATCTACATATTGACATTTTCTAAAACGTAACCAAGTAGGAGATTTTTCATTTTCTATTTGTAATTTTTTCGTCACAAAAGCACCGAAAATGGTTAAGGCATCCTTACAATTTCTATTATAAAATTCATCTATATATGATTCTATAGTCTTAGATCCATAAATAACATCATCATCAACAACAATTATAATAGTTTTTGAGGATTCTCTTAATAATGTAGGTAATAATTTTGTAGATGGACCATAATCTTTATCAACTCTATAAATTTTAACATTCTTTAAAGATTTTAACCATTTAGGTATTTTGTATCTATCTCCTTTAATTGTTTTGTAAGGAATATTAATTGCTATTTCATCTACTCTTTTTGTATTATCTAATAAACTACATAAAGTAGGTTTTAATTTATCTATTCTATCAGGTATAGTTGTTAGAGATATAACTACTTTTCTTTTCGAATTTATTCTATCTTTACATAAGTATTTATCATCATAATGTGATATATTATTTATATTTCTCAATTTCATATATCTATATATTTCAACATGATTAGATTGATACAGGGTTAAAATAGTTAAAATTAAGAACAAAATCAATATATAATAATACATATATTTATTAATATATTTATTATTTGTAACTGATTTAAATTTAAATCCAAATATGAATTAATAAATGCTCAGACGCTCCCAAAGGCTGGCCAATAAAAAAAGGAAAAGAGAAGGATGTATACCCCAAATATGTGGAGAATTATTTAAAATACAGAATGAGAGTGTTTTAAAAACTCCATCTAATGTAATTGATTGGACCAAATGGGTGGCCGCATCATCAACTAAAAATTATGTAATGGATGATCCTTTTCTTGACTTTTTAAAATACTCAAGTAGTAGTCTAATCAGATCTTTTCCTAATTTGGCCTCAGAATTTACACCCAAACAGACTGACGGGGGTGGATTTATGAAAAATATATGTGAAGCAGGTAATGTATTTGAATCTAAAGTTTATGATTTGTTGAAATCTGAATTGGGTGAAGATAATGTGATTGATATTGGAGGTAATTTAAATAGTCGCTCTGATGAGAAATATCATAATACCATCAAGGCTATGAAGGATGGAATTCCTTTAATTTATCAAGGAATTGTAAGAAATTATACAAATAAAACCTATGGAGTTCCTGATTTATTAATCAGATCAGATTATTTAAATTCCATTGTTGATCTGAATGCTTATACCGGAGAGGAGAGTAAAATCGCTGCTCCGTATTTACAAAAGAAAGGTATTTTATCCAGAACCAGAAGAACTCGAAGACGAAGAAGAAAAATTAATGATTATCATTATGTTGTGATTGATATTAAGTATAAACAATTGGTTTTGAGATCTGATGGAATACATCTTAGAAATGATGGGAATAATAAAGCTTTTAAATCACAGGTTTGGGTTTACACGGATGCTTTAGGTGAGATGCAAGGGTATAGACCTAAATGTGGATTTATTTTAGGTTCTAAATGGAAATATACATCTTCCGGTGAAGACTATTCAGGAAATAGTTGTTTTGAACGTTTAGGTAGAATAGATTATACTAAATTAGATAAAGAGTATATCTTGAAAACAAAATCAGCTGTAGAATGGATTAACCATGTTAAGGAGAAAGGGAAAACCTGGAATCTTTCTAAAACTCCATTACCCAGAGCTGAATTATATCCTAATATGTGTAATAGTTATGATTATCCATATCATAAAATCAAAAAGGAATTTGCTGATAGTATAGGTGAATTAACTTTATTATGGTATGTTGGTCCTAAAGAGAGAAGAAATGCACATAATAATAAAGTATATAGTTGGAAAAACCCATTCTGTAATCCATCTATTTTGGGGATGAAAGGAGAGAAGAGACCTAAAGTTTTAAGAGCTATTTTAGATGCCAATAGAGATCAGGGTCATAATATTAGACCTAAATATTTTGGTAATAATTATGGTGATTGGAAGAATAGGAAAAAGTTAGAATTATTTGTAGATTTTGAGATGAATAATTCGGTTTTCCAGGATTTCCAGGATCTTCCTAATTTTACAAACAAGACTATGATTTTCTTAATTGGTGCAGGTTATATTTGTCCCCATACTAATAAATGGATATATAAAAAGTTTTTAGTAGATAGATTAAACCCTAAAGAAGAGAGTAGAATATGTTCAGAATTTATGACCTATATTGAAGTATTAAAAAGAAAATATAAGGTTGATGAGATCCCCTTATATCATTGGTCTCATGCCGAGGTATCCAGTTGGAATAGAGCCGGTGAAAGATATCAGGATGAATGTGTTTTATTTTATTCTGATCTAGAATGGGTGGATTTATTAAAAACATTTACACAAGAACCTGTGGGAATTAAAGGATGTTTGAATTATGGATTAAAAACAGTCACCAAAGCCTATTCAGATCATGGATATATTAAAACTAAGTATGATAGTAATTTAGGTTGTACTAATGGAGCTGATGCTGCAGTGGAAGCGTATCGTATTGAAAAGGCTTGTCAGAGTAGAGGGATCACCTTTCCAGATCATCCTCTGACCGAAGAGATTGTTAAATACAATGAGATTGATTGTAAGGTTTTACAAGAAATTTTAGAACATAATAGACAGAATCATATTCACCCTCAAGATGAAGATTTATTCGAGAATAGAGATAGTATTGAGAGTTTTTCTGAAGATAGTTTAGATGAAGAATATGATAGGATCTTCAAGAAAAGAAAGATTGATTAATATATTTCATTAAAAAATATATTAAGTATAAATGGACGTCAAAGATTTACCCAAAGATATATTAGTCCTATTGGCTTTAGATTTAGATGTAGAATCTGTATTAAATTTATGTCTCTCAAGTAAAAAGATTAATCGTAAAGTATGTGAAAATAGGGATTTTTGGAGATCTAGACTTAAGAAAGATTTCCCTATGATTAATTTAAAATCAGGCCAAGACCCAAAACAAATTTATTTATCTTGGAAGAGACTAGAACGTACTGAATATGAACTTTTAAAATTTGCTATATCAGATCCAACCCCCTTACTTAGGAGAGTTATATCACCTAAAGAAGAGTTTCGGAATTTATTATTAGCTTTGGACCCTACATATTTAAATATTATTTATTCAGATTATACAAGTACTGAACCATTTAATGAGAAAGATTATCCGGGTAACACTCGGGAGGAAAAAATAGATTCTATTATAGATATAGCTGAGGAGAGTGGGGTGGATGTTGAATCTGATTGGGGACTTTTGAATACAGCCTTTATATCACAACTAGAAGAATCCTCAGAAGAAAAGAATGTTTCAGATTATTATTTTGACCCTTTTGCTTGGCATCACTATTTTGATATAATATACGCCGATTAATTATATATGTCTGAAAGTGTCATAATATCTTCCCAATATTCATCTTGTGTCTGATCTGTTAGTTGATCTCTTAATTCTAATAAGGATTTTTCTATAGAGGCTCCATTAGGATAAAAGAAATGATTCCATATCCAGATGGAAGATAAATAAAATCCAAGAAATAGAATACTTGTAATTACGAAAAATTCATAGAAATCAGGTAATCTCTGATACATGAAATATACAATAGGAATTAATAAGATAAGAGCTACCAATAAAGATTGTCTCCAGGCCACATAATCATAACTTACCTGAACCATTTTTCTTAATTTATCAATATATTTCTCTGGACTATCTGATAAACTGGGTGATTCACATTTATGGGTACATTCTTTACCTGGTTTACAATCATGAGCTGTATATTCGGCTATTAATAATACAAATATAGATATAATGATAAATATAAACAACCATAACATGTTTTCTTTATCACAGAATTCTATTTAAATCATATTTATCGTGAAAATATGATTTTAGAAATAATTAAATATCACCCGATTATATGTAAAAGATTGTATAGGAGAAATACCTAATGAATCTACGAAACTCTTAAAATATTCATCTTTTTTATCTTCCGATAGAGAATGATGTAAAAGAGGATATAATAAATTATATTTTATTCTATATTTACCTTCCAAGGTAGTATTGTATTGAAGTGCTAACCATTTACAATAGTCTTCAAATGAATGTCTATTATCTTCAAATTTTTTAGACTCAAAATTCATTTAATAAAACCTGTTTTCTATTTATATTATTTGATCTTTAATAATCTGGTTCTGGTAAATAAACATTGTTGATCTAAATATTCCTGAATGTCTTTTAGATCTTTAGGTAATTGTCTAATGGTTCTAGAGAGAGCTAAAAATAAAAACGATAATTTTCTATTACAACCAATTAATTTAGACATTAACATGTTAAGAAATTTCTTATATTGAGCTTGAGATTTTTGAACTTTACTATATTCGGCTAAATTAGAGACAGGTGGATCTGGTACGAAATATTGAGGGTTTCTTTCAAAGAATTCAGCAACAACTATAAAAGCATGAATATGTCTTAATCCTTTCTTTAAAAATGTATCTAAACTTTTCCCTGTAAAGGCCAACCTACCTTCTCTATTTAATATATAATCATATAACCATTTAAGTAATGGGTCAAATACTTTTTGATTTAATGTTCCTGGTTTTTCACATATATCTTTAACAATCCTGGAAGTTCCTAATAAAGAACATCTTGGCTTAGTGGCTTGCCAATTAGCCATGGCAGGCACCATCTGTTTCTTCAACCATTGTAAATTTTCAATTATCTGTTCAACCTCCTGAATATCTTTAGGAGTTTCCATTTTAATTAGAAATTAAATTTTAATATTAATTAAAATTTAATTATGCCAACTTTTATTGAGGGATTATTTTTACCTATTTTATTTATATTAGTGGTGGTTGCTGGTGCAATTTTAGGTATATTAGCTAATGTAACCATTGATACAATAGATAATAATCAGAAATTTACAAGAACTGACGATTTGGTTGATGCAAATCGAAACATATATATTGCTTATATCTTATATTTTGGTGCTGCAGCTACAATTATAATTAGTATTATTACTCATTTAGCATGGACGGATGCGCCATCCTGGTTACAATTCTTTTTAACTTTTATTAGTTTTGTATTAATTGTGATTGGTGTTATTTTTATGTGGTTAGGATATCTTGATTTAAGTAATATTAGTACAAATGCTAAAACACAAACTTTATGGGCTTTAATTTTAGGAATTGTGGGAGCTATTGTAGGTATTATTTTAGTTTTTGTTAGAGGAGGTCATTATATTAGAGAACAGACTATAAAAACTGTTAAAGAGGAGGAACCTGAAATAACTAAAGATGTAGAAGAGACTTTAGATGGACAAGAAGATATTATCGAATCACCACCTACAACAGTACAATATGATACAGATATTGGTAAAGTGACCACAACCACTAGAAAATTAGATCCATCATATCCTATGATGTTAGAATAGAAGTATATAGATTCAATTTATCGGTTTTAAAATGTTTAAGAGGTGTCTTATAAGATATTCTTAACCCTAATTGGGTATATAATTGTTGAAAATACATCTTATTATCGATTAGGATATCATATAAAGTAAGATTCATATTTTGAGTTTTTAGTATTATATAATTATCTATTACTATTTGCATTTATTTAATAAAGTGATATTAAATAAATTAATTACTAGGTTTTATTTTTAGCTTTAAAAGAGGTGGATTGTGAGATGTATATTTATATATTTTTGATAAATACGGATAGGTTATATCATAAACATTATTATATAGAGGTTCAAAATTTTCATATGAAAATTTTGATGGGTCAGTCATATATAGAACTAGACCTGTTATTATAAATTTTGAAAATAGATTAGTATATCCTCCTATATACATTCCTGTTAAAAAAGAATATGCATATATAGAATTAATCATTTAATAAAAATTTTATTATTTAATAAACAAACATTTTTAAATGAAAAGACATTTTATTGATTATGGTATTGATGATTATGATAATACTAAAGATGATAGATCGTTGAATAGTATTAAAGAGATTGTCTTAACAAAAGAAGTAGTGAAAGAGAAAAGTTTAATAGGGCCGACCGGACCACAAGGACCTAAAGGAGATCAGGGAGAACCAGGAGTAATGGGGTTACCCGGCTGTCCAGGCCCCAGAGGTGAAAAGGGATGTAGAGGAAAGAAAGGACCTACTGGTTCTACTGGAGCAACAGGACCTACTGGTTCTACTGGTGATAGGGGTGCAACAGGACCTACAGGTCCCACTGGTGCTCAAGGAGATACAGGTCCCACTGGTGCTCAAGGAGATACAGGTCCCACTGGTGCTCAAGGAGATACAGGTCCCACTGGTGCTCAAGGAGATACTGGTCCCACTGGTGCTCAAGGAGATACTGGTCCCACTGGTGCTCAAGGAGATACAGGACCTACTGGTGCTCAAGGAGATACAGGACCTACTGGTGCTCAAGGAGATACAGGACCTACTGGTGCTCAAGGAGATACAGGACCTACTGGTGCT